TTAGACATATTGCGGTAGTATCACACCCATATTTAGGATTTTCTGTTTTGTGGCTTATGTATAAATCTTTACTTAATTCATAAGTCGTATTTGGTGTGCATACCCTAAAACCTTCAGGGGTAACAAAAGACGTGCCTTGTGTTTGTGATGCTTTCATGGTTTTAGTCCCTTTCTAAAGTTTATAGGCATAATACTTACCACCGAATAATTTTATCTCTTCCCCGTCATAACTAGCCAAAAAATGGCCGCGCCCTTCTGATTCTATAGCTTCCTTATAAAAATAATCAAAGCCACAAGTTTTTTTAATCACGGCCAAAAGAAAATTGTTTGCATCCTCGCAAGCTTCATATTGCATTTTTGCCAAAGATTCCCCCGCGCTAATTGGTAAACCGCAACAGTCAAGGATAAATTCCGCCTTAAAGGCCCATACATTGCCCTCAATATAACGCCGCGCCGCCTTGTTTGCCTCTTGATCTGTACCTAATGCGTACCTTTGGCCCTCTATCTCATAAACAGCAAGGCCATGATGGTCATACTCTTGCAATTCTGCTATACCCTCAAGTTTAATACCTAAATAATCATAAACGGCAGTTAGGGTATCATTTTCAATCGTTAAAGTGTTTTGCATTTTGTTTTTCCTTTTCTAGTTTAGTTTTTCGATAAAGTACATCCCAAGATCGCGGCGTTGTTCAATATCTAAACCGATTTCTTTTGCCAAGGCTAAAACTTCACTTTCACCACAAGACCCGTCTATAACTACCTTTTCAAGATTGCCTAAATCGTCATAATGGGCATAGGTGCCATAAAAAACCATATCCCTGTCATACTGCCCCCCTTTAAAAGCGTCCTTTCTGTGGATATGGCCTGTTTTATTTGAAAATTTTGCCATGGCCTTTGGGGCGATGGTTTTTAATTCCTCTTTAAAAACATCGTTCAACCATTCACCCAAAACAGTGCCGCGCATATCATAACCGCCGCCGCATGTACGGTAAACCTTTCCAGTTTTTGTATCTTTCAAAGATACTAACGTCCATCCGTATGTGTCGCGGCCCCGTGACGTTGTCCATTTTAATTTTAAAACGTGAATCATAGTCATTTTTTCCTTTTCTGTTTTGGTTTTGATTGTTTGCAATCATATTGTGATAGTAAAGCAATGTTTTTCAGTTGTCAACTGTTTGTTTTATTCCATTTCCTCCCCGTTCATTATTCTTTTTTCTAAACTTTCCGCTTCTTGGTATTCAGTCCGCCATTTGACATAGTCAAAAATGCCCATATCGTACTTTTTAGCAATCACAAGGTTCTCAGTCGCTTTTATTAAGTATTGACTAGCTAAAACATCATTAAAAACGTGAAACATCGCGGCCCCCATCTGATCCAGAGCGTGATTTTTAGCATCTCTTAAAGATGCATGGCGTTTCCCGTCTATTGTTTCATATTCTTTTATTTTTTTCATAGTCATTTTTTCCCTACTCAAGATATAAAAGGCCGTCATCGCCAGCAATCAAAGATTGCTCTTTGTATTTATGGGCCGCATCAGTCAAGGCACCTGCAATTTCTTTTGTATAACCACGGTCCCAAAATCCGGCCCCGTGATGATTGCGTGTTAACCAAAAATCATGGCCGTTCTGCTCAGGGGTTCCTGCCTGTTCCAAAAGATTTTTGTTTAATAACTCAAAACCCGTGCAATCAATCAAAATCATGGCTAAGGCTTTTTCTGAGAGATCATAAAAGCCTAGGTCCGGCGCTAGGTTATCGTCAAAAGTGAAAAAAATCGCGTCCACATAACCCTGGGTAAAAGCGGAAAGATCATTATAGTTTATCATGGTTTTAATCCTTTTCTAGTTTGGTTTTAGTTACAGCCCAGAATAGGCTTTTAAGTCGTTCTTAACTACGGTTTGACAATCAAGAGGGAGATTTTCAAAAAGTATCCTTTTTCCCAAGTGACGACCTTTGACAGCAACACAATGTTGACAGATGCCTGAAAAAGGGTAGGAAGGTCTATGGTCCATAGAAACGGCATTATAACCCTGCATTGCTTTTCTGTGCGTGATGATTTTTCGCGTTAAGGGGTGTTCATTATAAATGACAGTGTACCTATCAAGTGACTTTCCCCCGTTATCATAACAAGATACTTGATTTTCTATTTTCATGGTTTTTGCCTTTCTTTTCTGGTTTTAAAAGGATTGTTTTGCAATCCTTCCTGATTGTGGCACAAGTGAAAGCGCATTGCAAGCAAAAAGATTGCAAAAAGATGTTTTTTGTAAATTCTGTGCTTGACTTACTTGACTTGCTTTTAGGATTTTTCGGAAGTCAAGAAAGGATAAAGTATTGATTTTGTTCATTAAAAATCGGATTTACTTGACTTCTTGACTTACTTGACTGCTTTTCAAGTCGCTGAGAATTTTAGAGATTTTCTTTTATATTATATTTATATATATAAAGTAGAGTAAAGATAAGATAGAGGCTTGTTTACCGGCCTCTTAGCTTACTTGACTTGGGCAAATGCCAATGGGCATTTTAAGTAAAGTCAAGACGAAAAAAATAGGCTTGACATGGGCACACTGCCCATCGCATAATGGGGAGAAAAACCTACGCACACGATAAAAGGCATTTTAAACATGGTTTACGGAATAGAAGAGCAAACAAAAAACGTCCCTGTCTTTGGCCGTCGTGCATCATCCACAGGTGGTTTTGGTCCCCGCTTTGTTGATCAAACTAACTGGCGGGTGAACATGCAAGAGGGGCGTATAAAATTTGACGATGCGCGGAAAAAGGTTTTTCTTGAGCATTTTGGAAAAACTAACAGGCTTTTGGAATCGGCAACGGTGGCGGGTGTTTCCCGTGCGACTGTAAAGAAACATTATGACAATGACCCAAATTTTGCGGAGGGGTACAACAATGCACAGCAACAATACGCTGATAGTTTACACGCATTCGCGGAGGATTTGATCTATAACGGTGTAGAAAAACCAGTGATAGGGGGCAAAAACAAGGATACAATCCTTGCGACTACTATTGAATACCCCATTCCCCTGCTACAGATGGAATTGAAACGATTAAACCCTGATTATAAGGACCGCCAGGTAGTAGAGAATACTGGCACGGGGGCGGTCATCCTTATCCCTGCTCACATGGATGCAGAACAATGGATAGCAGAACAGCAAGCCAAAAACCAAAAGCGGATTGAACCTGCCGAAGAGGGCGTTTCTTTACAATTAAACCAAAACTTAAATGAAAGTTAGTTAAAATGTCTGTTAAATGTCTATTAAATGTTTGTTAAATATCTGTTAAATTTAGCAAAGATTTAGTTATAATTTGAATTAAGTTAGGGGTTATGTGACCCGACAGGCGTTGTTTTTGGCGGGAGACTATGATATACACACACACTTTTTCACTGTTTATGAAAATTAGTACCCTAGTAGACCTTCAAGGCCCTCGGTTAAATACCGATTCTCAAAAATTATTTTAAAATTTCTCAAGAACATAGAAAAATGATCCTAGAATACATCCCCACTAATGAAGAGCAGGAACTTTATGATGAAGTATACCAAAAATCCCTTGAAGAAGAAAGAAAAATCGCCGAAATTATTAAAAATTCCCCCACAAAAGCCCAAGAAACCAACATCCTCTGGGCAGCGCAAAAGGGTGGGCAGTTAGATTTTATAAAATGTAATTTATTTGAAGTTTTGTTTCATGGGACGCGAGGCCCAGGGAAAACAGACGCAATGCTTTGGGCTTATGCTGGTGTTGTTGGGCAGGGCTATGGTGCGGCATGGCGGGGTATTATTTTTCGTCAATCTTATCCGCAACTTGCTGATGTTCAGGCAAAATCTGAAAAATGGTTTCGTCTTGGGTTTGGTGATAAGGCAAAATTTAATAAATCTAAAATGATGTGGGAGTGGGATACTGGTGAGGTTTTGCTTTTTAGGCACATGAATAGTCCGAGTGATTATTGGAATTACCATGGACACGAGTATCCTTTTATTGGTTGGGAAGAGCTTACCAATTGGGCAAATGATGAGTGCTACAAGGCGATGTTTTCGTGTTGTCGGTCGTCAACAAAGGGTGTGCCTAAAATGATAAGGGCGACGACGAATCCTTATGGTGCGGGCCATAACTGGGTTAAGGAGCGTTTTCGGTTGCATGGAAAGTGGTGGGAAACTCAGATTATTACGGATGCTGTGGATGATGAGGGTCGTCCTGAGCCTATTCGTGCTGCTATTCATGGGCATATCAGTGAAAATAAAATTCTTTTAGAGGCTGATCCAAATTATTGTCAAACGATTATTGCTTCAGCGGCAAATCCGTCTATGGCGAAGGCTTGGTTGAAGGGTAGTTGGGATATTGTAGCTGGTGGGATGTTTGGTGATGTGTGGGATAAATCGACGCATATTGTTCATCCTTTTAGGATTCCTGAGACGTGGAGAATTGATAGAAGCTTTGACTGGGGAA